ATGCAATAGCTGTGTCGTTATCTTTTAATACTACATTCACATTTAATACATCTAGTTCTGTTATTAATACTAATTATACTACTGATAATAAAGTAGAAGCAACAGTATCAGCAGGTTCTATATCTGCAACATCAGAACAATCTGGTATAATTGGTAAAGGTTACTTTGAATTTAAATGTGTTAGTATTGGTGGTACTTGTATGCTTGGAGTACAAGTCGGAACAAATACAGGTGGTTATAATGCTTCAACTGGTGCATATGCTTATGCCTCTGGTGGTGGAGGATATCCAGGTGGTAGTGGTACACCAGGAAGTTTTGCTACTAATGATGTCATTATGGTTGCTTATGATACAGCCGCTGGTTCAAATGGACAAGTCTGGTTCGGTAAAAATGGAACTTGGACTACTGGCAAAGTACCAGGAACTAATGCAGGATATGATGTGGGTACTGATGCAAGTACGGCTGGATTTCGTCCTGCTGTTCATGAAGGTGCTGGTGGTGCCAGTACACATCAATTAGAAATTCAAACTCCACAGTATACATTACCGACTGGTTGGAGTAGAGCGTAATTATTAATAGGAGAATAAAAAATGGCGTTAAACTTTCCAGATAGTCCAAGTAATGGAGATACTTTTTCAGGATTTGTTTACAATTCTAGTAGAGGTGTTTGGAACTCAACAGCCGGTGAAAGTGGTGCTGTAACATCATATGCAAACTTGGCGGCATTTCCGAGTTCAGGTAATACTGTCGGTGATTATGCTTTTGCTACAAATACGAAAGCATTATATGTTTGGGACGGAGCAGAGTGGGACAGAGTAAGCACTGGTAACAATGAAACACCTAGACTTACTACAACACCAGCTAGTACGCTTGAACTAAATAGTGATGGTAGTACAAGTCAATTAGTAATGGCCGCTTCTGATCCAGAAGGTTTTCCAATTACGTATTCAAGCGACACAAATCCAGCAAGCCCTAATCAAATAACAGGACTTACAAATTCTGGTGGTACATTTACATTTACACCTTCAACAAACGAAGCACATGCTGGTAACTTTACAGCAAGGCTTAAAGCGAGTGATGGTATTTCTACCACTTCTCACGCAGTAGCTGTCTCTCTAGCATTCTCTCCTGCAAATGCTTTCAAAACCTTATATATTGCACATACATCTGGAACGGTTAGATCGGTTACTGGTGGTGCTGATGAAGCAAATGCAACAAATCTTGATACTGTAATTACGAGTACTGCTAGTGACGGCGATTTAATATTGTTAAATCCTGCATCAGGTAGTTCTATTGGACACTTCAAAACTACACACAGCGTTGGAACTGATATTTACGGAGCAAGTCCATGGGCTAATAAACAAATTGCAATAGTAGGTGCAGGTTTACAACCTAATAACATATTCTTATGGGACGATCATGATGGAACTGCCGGCAGACGAGATCACCCAATTATGATGAACTCCTATGGTGGTGATGGTACAACGGTGCCTAGTGGCGCAAGTCAGGCTTTAACTTATAGACAATTTATGTTCAATCTTACTTATCATAGACATCAAACTTCATCTACTAATAATGAAAATGCTGTTACTAGAGAAAATAAAGGTGGTGGCACAATGCTCAATTGTATCATCGATTTTAATGGTGGCGCTTTTAGTTGGAGATATGATAACAGTGCTGGCACCACTTATAGAAAATCATTTAAACATTGTACATTTCTAAACTATAGTTCTGTAATGGCACCTTATTCTGGAAGTAGTACCGCTGTAAGAGTCATTGACTGTGCTTTTGAGGGTTCTTCTAGAGTTAGTAATGATGCTTCTGGTTTTGGAACTAATCAAGAGAATGTTAGTTTTGATGATTGGACATATGATTTATATACTACGAAAAATATTAATATAACTAGTGCTATCGCAAATGGTACTTATGGACATCTAAAAGATTTGAGTAGTGTCACAGGATCAAATACACTATTCAACACATATCAATCAGCGAACTAGTGATGTAGGTATTATAAATAGTGACATAATTAGCATAAGGAAGTAGTTATGTCAACCCCTAATTCAAAAGCGACACTAAAAGATTATTGTCTTAGAAGACTAGGACATCCTGTAGTTGAAATAAATGTTGATGATGATCAGGTAGATGATAGAATAGACGATGCTTTAGCATACTACAGAGATTATCATTATGATGGCACTGAAAGAGACTTTCTCAAACATCAAATAACAGCTACAGATAGAACGAATAAGTATATCACAGTTCCAGCAAATGTAAATGGTATTATTAATATTTTTCCTATAGGAACTGGACTTAACGCTAATAATTTATTTAATCTCAGATATCAGATAACACTCAATGAAGTTTTTGATTGGAGTAAATCTACGTTTGCAGGTTATGTATCAAACATGGAAAATATTGCATTGATGCAAGAGATATTTGTTGGTAAACAAGGTTTAAGATTCAGTAGACATACAGACAGATTACATATAGACATGGATTGGGACTTACGAACAACTGTTGGTGAGTATATAATAATTGAATGTTATAGAGTATTAGATCCAGATGTACACACTTCAGTGTGGGGTGATTGGTGGTTGAGACAATATACAACACAATTAATTAAACGTCAATGGGGAGAAAATCTCAAGAAGTTTGAAGGCATGCAACTACCAGGTGGTGTACAGTTCAATGGACAAACTATTTGGAGTGAGGCCGAAGAAGAAATAAAAAGACTAGAAGAAGAAATAGTATCAAAGTTTTCCATGCCCGTCATGGATATGATTGGATAATAAAATGCCAACGAATTTTTATTTTGATAATTTTGCTCACTCAGGACAGCAGAATTTAATAGAAGATTTGATTATCGAATCTATCAAGATATATGGTTACGATAATTTTTATATACCTAGAACAATCGTAAAAGAAGACGATTTGTTTGGTGAAGATATATTGTCTAAATTTGATAATGCATTACCACTAGAGATGTATATAAAGAATGTAGAAGGGTTTGATGGCGAAGGAGAGTTTTTATCAAAATTTAATTTAGAAGTTAGAGATCAAGTAACATTTTCTATAGCACAGAGAAGATGGCAAGAAGAAGTAGATGTCACTAATAGAAAAATAGATGAACAAGGCGAGAGTGTAAATAGGCCAACTGAGGGTGATTTGATTTTCTTTCCATTAACTGGACAGCTTTACGAAATAAAATATGTAGATAAACAACCTATCTTTTATCAGATGGGACAACTACAAATGTATGACTTACGCTGTGAACTATTTGAGTTCAGTCATGAAAGAATTGATACTGGTGTCAAAGCAATCGATGACTTGGCCGCTCGACACACTATCAATGTTCTTAACTTTCAAGTACTTCTTGAAGCATTTAAAGAACGTGCAACTGCTATTGCAAATATGACAAACGATAAAGTCACAAGCGTTGCTATGGTAAATCCCGGTGACTACGAAGCTAATCCAACAATTACTTTTGGAACACCACCAGCGGCTCAAGTTGCAATAGCTACAGCTATTATATCAGGAGGAGCAGTAACTGGTGCTACAGTTAATTCAAGTTTACAAGGTTCTGGATATGTATCAAACGTGCCAGTCACATTTACACCACCAAGTGATTCAAGTAAAGTTCAAGCGACAGCTTCGGCCGCCTTATCAGGTTCAGGAGTTGGTTCAGTATCAATAACTCAAGGAGGAACTTTTTATCATTCATCTCCACCAGTATCTGTTACTGCATCACCTACAGGTGATGATGCTGTATTAGAGTCAATAATATCAAATAATCAAGTTTCATCTATAGTAATTAGAAGTGCTGGTTCTGGTTATAGTTCTGCACCTACAATAACAATTGGTTCGCCAAATACTGCTTCATTTTTTGTCGCAAGTGGTACAGCAATTCCCAATATAAAAGGTAATATAGGAAGTATTACTATAACTGATAGTGGTAAATATTACACTTCTGCACCTACAGTTACAGTAGGTAATCCTCCAGATTCTGTAACTGCTCAAGGGACAGCTAATAGAAGTGGTGCTGTAATAACAGGAGTTACAATAACAAATCAAGGTAGAGGTTATGTACAACCAAATGGAACAATATTTACACCTTCTATAACATTTACTGTTGAATCATTTACTGGTGGAATAAAGTTAGAAGATGGAAGTGGATTATTACTACAAGCTACTGCAAATACAACTCATGAAAATACCACAGCAAATAATACATTTTTCGAAACTGAAAAAACTGGTTTTATTGATTTTTCAGAACGTAACCCATTTAGCGAAGGAACTGATTGGTAATGTTTGGACAATTTCACTATCATAGCGCCATACGTAAATATATTGTCATGTTTGGTAACATGTTTAACGATATAGATGTTGTAAGATTTGATAAAGCAGGCAACAGTGTTCAGCAGTTGCGTGTTCCTATTGCTTATGGGCCTAAAGAAAAGTTTCTTGTAAAACTCAGAACAGATCCAGATGGTAGAAGAGAGATAGCAATGGTTTTACCCAGACTATCGTTTGAATTAACATCTATGAATTACGCACCAGAGAGAGTATTAAATAGAACGCACAAACAACTAGGTATAGGTGGCGGTAATAACTCGCTAAGGCAAACTTTTACACC